GGGGCTTGAGCCCAAGGTAATGCATCAGTTGGTAGTTGCATTTTGTTATCTGCGTTCCAACCTACTGCACGAACTTTAAGACGACCTAACTTCATTGGGTCTTTTCGGTCTTCCACAAAACCAAACCACCAGTTAAACCCACCTTTACCAGCAAAATCTTTATCTTGTTGTTCCATATTAATATTCTAAAATTTCTTGGTTTTGTCTTGCGTCACTTACAGGTATAAAATCATTGTTCGTTGATGTTGTAGCAACTTCAATAATAGTTTCGTGTTTATCGTAACCTATAATTTGGCGTGAACCTACAATGATGTATTTACCACTAATACTTGGGTCATCATTGTCTCCACCTTTTTCTTTTTTACCAAAGTTTGGTGCTTCGAGATTGATGTTGAAACCTGATGTTAATTGAAAGTTACCTGGCATTACAAGTTTAATTCTTTTACCCATTAAATTGTTAATGATTGCTTTTCTTTGAAACAACCAGTTTTCAATGTTATCTAATTTTGATGCCAATGTAGGTTCAACTTTTTTAATGTAGTTACTCAACTGTTTAGCTGCATCAAAGTTTGCCATTGTTTTCTTTGAATCGTAGGCTTCGGTACTACTTACACCTGCACGATTAACAATCACAGATTGATTTGCGTTGTCATTTGCATGGTCCATTCCTGCATACACATCACCAAAACCAATTTGTTTTTTGGCAGTCGTTCTTGTCAATGGGTCAAACCCAATGAACTGACCTGCATTGACACCAGACCTCGTTTTCTCAATCATGTCTGTTTGTGCAACAACTTCTAAAGCTCTTGCCGAACTGATTTCTGAAAGTGGATTACCACCCGATGCTTTTGACTGATTCTTAGGTTCAAATTTAACATTTAACAAATCTTCTTGTGTCAATAATTTTGATAAAGAGACAAAGTTAAATCCAGTCAAATTTTGAAAAAACATGTAGTTTGGTGATTGTTTCTTATCAACAGACCTTTTTGCACACCAATCAATTGCATCTAATGGTTTTAAATTTGGTATTACAATGTCTCGCACACCTACTGTTTCTTCATAAAAACCACCTAAGTTGTTTTCAGAAACTTTCAAATAATCTGTAAGTATTTTACCAACCACCTTTGCATATGTGCCTTGATACGATTGATTAATCTTTTGTTGGTCTGAGAAAATCAATTCATCTGCAACAAAGTGTAGTGTGAAAGATTCGGAATTCAATCCTTCATTTCTACGATTTGCTTGTTTATAGATTCGAAATGATTTATGGAAATTGGCAATGTCTGGATTCTTTTCATCTTTTACAATGTCAATCAACAGACTTTCCGAACCATCGAACAATAGTTTACCTGAAAGTCCAACAGAATCTCTTATTAAAATATTGCCGCTAATAACCGGCATAAGAATCGAATCAAAAATATTCAATTCTTCATAAATTTTTGTAATGTCAATTGGACCGGCTTTAGTCACAATCGTTAGTTCATTTACTTTGAACTGAGTAGATTTTTGAACAGATAAACTCACGATTTAATTACTTTTTTAAATTCTTTTTCAATTTGAGGAACAAATTCTGGCTTTATAAGTTTTATTTCTCTTTTTTCTTCGTTCAATTCTTGTTCATGGTCATAATAAGTTTTTGTTTCTTTTGTAACTTTTTGAGTAATGGTTGAACCATCTTGTAAGGTATAAGTAGTTGTTGATGCGCCTACATTTGCATATGTGTTTGCATCGACCTCAAGTTTTTCAACAATAGAAATATCATCAAAGTTTGTTCGTGTTACAATTTTATAATATGCTTGAACATTATTTACATTCATTGACCAAGCCAATCCTGTAACACCTGTATTCGCAGTATCCGCATAATTGTTTGCCGAATATTTTGTATTTACATAATCAATGAATGGTTGGTATTGTAAAGGCCAATCAAACTGAGGATCCATGATATCATTAAACAACAGAACAATCCAATGTCTCTCAGGATTATCATAATACTTTGATGCAATAATTTCTGGTGTGTCACTCTCTTGGATGTTATATTTGTAAAATGCGGCTGAATTGTTTTTTAGTGTTGATTCAAAACCAAATCGTGCTATAATATTTGTTACAGTATCAACACCTGCGGTTAGGTTATTTGATGTGTAAAGAGTTTTGGGAAAGTAATTAAAAAATCTTGACATTATCGTTTATTCGCTAGTGTGCTAGTTGATGCTCTATCAAAATCAAAATCTTTCTTGGTGAGATATGTAACTTCTTGGAACTGTAATGTAATTTGAATCGCAGTTGGCATACCTGTGCGACCAACAGAAGGATTGTTTTCACCAGGAACTTCATATGCAGACCAACCATTTGGTGCATAATTAACATCTAAATTTGTCATCACACAAGTTGCAATTTGTGGAATGTTTGGATTTTCAGCACCTGAGTAATAAAATTTAATATCAAACTCTGAAGGTGGAATTAAAAAGTTTTGTGCAGATGCTAATTCTGGTGCTTGATGAAAACGAAATCTTTCAATGATTCGTTGCACTTCAAGTGCTTCTTTTTCATCTCTCGGATAAAATGTAAAATCAAATTGAAATGTTCTAAAATTTGGAGATTTGTAAATCATCTCCAACATAGGATTTGTAACTGTTCCTGTGGCAGCAGTAAATAATAAATCACCAGTTGTACCTAATGCCGCATTACTCACCCGTCTAATGGCCTCACCTCCAGCAGCTTTTACAACGGCATTCGCTGCGTCTAATGCATTACCACCTTTATATGCATCAATAGCTGATTTTCCTGCACCTAAAGCTTGTCCTGCCAGTTCACCACCAATTGCAGGTGAATCATAAGATTGGTTGTATGTGTATTGCAATGTGTCTGGCATATACATCGCAATTGCATCTTTTGTAAGTGTTGTAGTTCTTAAAAATGAAAGAGAACCACCAGTTATTCTTTTAATTGAATTATTTTGTAATTCTTTAGCTGAAGCAGAATCACCACCAAACTTAATGTTTGCTTGACCAAAAACATTGTTAATACTTCCAACAACATTTCCTGCGGCTTTACTGATTGCAGATGTGATGCCACCTAAAGCACCTCCAGTTGCACCATTAATTTGACCTAAACCACTATTGATTTTACCCAAAAGTTCATTACCATAACTAGAGGCCAAATTGGAAGCAGACTGTATTTCTTTTAAGCCTCCTGTATTTTTACTAAAGACGCCTGTATCAGATGCGGTTGGATCAGATGCGGTTGGTCGTGTAAAACTTGTGCTCTTTTGTTGTTTAATATAGAACACAACATAATGACCTTTGTCATAATTTCCAACATCTAAAGGATAACGAAGTGTTGTTCGTTCAAAATCACTATTCACTAAAGAAGCGAGTGGTCCTCTTGCAGAAGAAGAACCTTTATCAAATTTTATGTCGCCGAAGCCGAAAAGTGCCATATGAATCCTGTTTGTTAGATAGATAATATTTATGTCATACAAAGGATGGTTTCGACCAAAAAACCCAAGCAAATACAAAGGTAATGCAACCAACATTATCTATCGCTCTAATTGGGAACTGAGAGTTATGAAATGGTTAGATGGCAACCCTGCCGTAATCTGGTGGGCATCTGAGGAGTTGCCGATACCTTATGTTTCGCCAGTTGACAATAAAGTGCATCGATATTTTCCAGATTTCATTGTCAGGACCAAACGGAAAGATGGCTCCGAGCAGACTTCGATATTAGAAGTGAAGCCGCATAAACAAACGATGATGCCAACGCAAAAACGCAAGACCCAACGATACCTGGCAGAAGTTGCCACCTATGCCGTAAATCAGGCAAAATGGAAAGCTGCCGATTTATTCTGTAAGGAACATGGATGGCAGTTTCAATTAATTACAGAAAAGGAGTTAGGACTTTAAGATAAATAACCTAATGGCGACATTAATTAAAAGAATCCAAACATCGTTGGCGAAAGAAGGTCTTACGCCAAGAACAAACGCAGCCAGAGAATGGTTAAGGTCTAAAGTTAAATCTTTAAATCCTACTCCACAATCTTTAATGCGTGACAGAGAACGATTGAGAAATAATTCTTTCATTGGTCGCATGTATTTTTATTTTTATGACCCAAAGCATAAGGATACGCTGCCATATTACGACAGGTTCCCATTGGTAATTCCAATAGAACGCTACTCAGACGGTTTTCTAGGGCTGAACTTGCATTACATTCACCCAAAGCAGCGCATTATCCTTTTAGATAAGTTAAGTGATGTGGCTACAAATAACAGATTTGATGATAAAACAAAATTGCGTATTAGTTATGAATACTTAGCGGCAGCATCAAAAGCATTTGAAGCAACACCGTGCATTAAAAGATATTTGTTTAGTCACATTGATTCTAGGTTTTTAGAAATATCTGCTGAAGAATGGGACATTGCCGTTATGTTGCCAGTGGAAAGCTTTGTTGGTGCAACAACAAGTAAAGTTTACGCAGATTCAAGGAAAAAATTCTAATGTCATTTTCACCAAACTTATTTTTATCAAATGTTCGTGGTAAAGACGGACTTGCCAAAACCTCACGATTCGAGGTTATTTTGCCAATTCCTACATACATTAATCAGTTTGTAGGTAACTCTGTAATCGAAAAGATTTTAAATTTTCCAAATTCCATTTTTAATGATGTAACCGATGCAATAGGTTCTGCTTTTGGTGGTTCGAGAGACCAAGACCCACAATCAAGAAGTGCGAACTCATCTATGTCGAGATATTTGGCACTTCAATGCGAAACTGCTGAACTGCCAGGAAAAACATTGCAAACTGCCGATGTTAAAATTTATGGACCTACTTTTAAAGTTCCATATCAAACACAATATGCAGACACATCATTAACATTTATATGTACCAACCAATTCTATGAGCGTAAATTGTTTGACCGTTGGATGGAAGCAATCATGCCTTCTGATACAAACAATCTTCGTTTTCCAAAAGGAAATCAATCTCGTTATATGACGAATATTAAAATTATTCAATACGATGATTTCATTAAACAAATTTATGCAGTAGAATTAATCGATGCGTTTCCAATTGGAATTGGACCGCAATCATTGAATTGGGCAGATGACGGTTTTCATCGTTTGACTGTTCAATTTGCTTATCAAAAATATAGACCAATTTATGACGGAACTTACAATTTGGCTGCAGCTGCAACCGCATTGTTTGGTTCTGGTCTTTCAAGGATTTTACCACTTGGTCGTGCTCTTTAATTAACAAAGCGAGGTTATTATGTTACCAAAAATAGATGTACCGATTTACACAGTCAATCTTGTATCAACAGGAAAACCTGTGCGTTTTCGTCCTTTTCTAGTGCGAGAACAAAAACTATTTCTTATGGCTTCTGAATCTTCAGATTCAAATGAGATGGTAGGAGTTATTCGTCAAGTATTAAAAAATTGTGTGCTTGATGAAGTTGATGTAGATTCTTTACCAACTTTTGATTTAGAATATTTGTTTATGAATCTTCGTGCAAGGTCGGTAGAAGAACTCGTTGACTTGCGTTATAAGTGCAACAATATTCTAAAAGAAACTAATGGTGAAGAAAAACAATGTAATGGAGTTGTAGAATTCAAGTTAAACATACTTGAAGTAGAACCAACAAAGAATCCTAATCATAAGAACAAAATTCAATTGACAGAGAACTTGGGTATTTGTTTCAAATATCCTACCTTTGAAATGTTGCAAAGGTATGAAAAAATGTCTGAGAATGAAATGATGATTAATATTCTTATCGATT